TGCGTGATCCGGGAGGACAGGGTGCCCTCCGCCTCCGTCGCCCTGGTCACTTCCGCGGTGATGCTCTCCGCGGTCTGCGTGATCCGGGAGGATAGGGTGCCCTCCGCCTCCGTCGCCCTGGTCACTTCCGCGGTGATGCTCTCCGCGGTCTGCGTGATCCGGGAGGACAGGGTGCCTTCCGCCTCCGTCGCCCTGGTCACTTCCGCGGTGATGCTCTCCGCGGTCTGCGTGATCCTGGAGGATAGGGTGCCCTCCGCCTCCGTCGCCCGCTTCACTTCCGCCGTGATGCTCTCGGCGGTCATGGTGATTCTGGAAGAAAGCTCCTCCTCTGCGGCTGTTGCCCTCCGCACTTCTGCGGATATGCTTTCGGCGGTTTGGGTGATCTTGCTGAACAGCGTTTCTCCTTCTGCCAGGCCGTCCACCCCGGTTTTCTGGTATATGGTGGTCATGCTCTCGTCGGTCATGTCCATGCGCCCGAAAGCCACCACCAGGCTGCCCTGGGCGGCCACCACATAGTCGTGGATGCCTTCGCCGTCTACAATAATTTCCGCCACCCGGCTCCAGTCCACCCCGTCCTCGCTTCGCCCGATGATGGCCTCCGCCACCATGGCCACGTGGCTGTCCGTGTCCACGAACCAGGCGTGATCCTCCTCCGCCTCCTTCGCTGCCGCTCTGGCCCCCCCGCCGCCTCCTGCGGCCTGTTGGCTGATAATGCTGGCAAGGTCTTGCCGGATATTGCACAGGGTCACGGTCACGCTTTCCGGCTCTTTCACTTTGTCCTTCCAGCTTAATTTCGTGATTCGCTCCGTGATGGTGGTGTGAAATTCCGGCAGCGGCGCCTGGCACATTGTCCCCAAGGTCAGGTGATCCAGGCTTTCCCCGGTGGCCCGGCTCAGTTCCAGGCCGCCGATGGTGATGGTCACCAGCGGTTCGCAATGACGGTTCAGCCTGTCCTGGGCCCAAAGGCGCAGGGCTTCCTCCGTTTCCTGGCTCTGGTCGGTTTCCACCTTGTCCTTCCGGCCCCATATTCCCTCGTTTTTGCTTAAAAAATCGCCCTCAATATGCAGGTTCTTTTTCCCTATGGGGTATATGCGGGTGTACATTTGCGATCTGTCCACCGTTTTCCGCAGGGTGGCAATGTTCCGGCCCATGCGCATTTCGCAGGTTTTTGCGCTGCTCCGGTGCCGGATATGCAGGCGGAAGGGGAGGCTGGTCAGGTCGTACTCCCACCAGGGGTCGTCCAGCGCGCTGCTGATTTTTTCCATGGCGGAAAAAAGGTCGTCTCCGTTGAACATGAAGGGCGCGCTCATATCATATTCAAAGTCGCCCAGCGTCCAGATATTTTGAAAGGCCAGCACATACTCCGCCGCCTGCCGGGCCGTTACGGTTTTCGCTTTCTCGTCCCCGGCGATGGTGCTTGTTTTGTGCTCCCCAAACATGGAAACGTCCCGCAGGATGTTGATTACGTGCTCCAGGGCCACCGCCCGGGTGCGGGTGTTGAAGGTGTCGTCCACCGTTTTCACCCGCCACACAATGCCCGCCCCCGGCTCCACGTCGTCCAACATCCATTCGCCCACCGCCACCTCCGGCTCCTCCGGGCCCAGGGAAAGGGTGGCCGTGCTTTGCCGCTCCATCAGGTTCAGCGCGATGCTTTCCGCGTCAATCTGCGCGCCGCGGGAAAGGCTCTGCCCGATTAGCTTGATCATGTTACGCATACCTCCCCGCGCAGCTGATCGTCAGCGTGCCGCTGCCCTGCGTTGTCACGGTCACTGTCACGGTGCCCGGGTTCACGTACAGGTCGTCGCTGCTGGCCGCTGTGCGCTTGGATAGGGCGCTCACTCCGCCTGCCATGATGCGAAGCAGGCCCTCCGCAGTGTGGTCTATTGTCAGGGTTTGCCCGGCGGAAAGGGAAAGGCCCGTCAGCTCGATCATGCTGCTGCCCGCCACCACGCGGAAGGTGGAACAGGTGCCCGAATTGCAGCGGAAGGTGATGTCCAGCACGGTGGTGGCGCTGCCGCCCACGCCGATCTGGCGGGTGATGGTGCTGCCGTTCGCCCGGATGCTGTTCTGCGCGTCCTGCTGCCAGTAGGGCACGCCGCAGGCGCGGAACACAATGGCGTACACGTTCGTCCAGTTCCACATATCGCCCGCCGCCGGAAGTTGTGCGCATATCACGTTCAGCCGCCGCCCGGCCTTATAATTCAGGGTCAGCCATCCGCCGCCCGCCGCCCAGGCGCACACCCGCTCGAAAACGTCATTTCGCGCCTGCATGTCCGTTTTTTTGATGTTGATGGAAAAGCGCACGGTCACGTCCAGGCTGTCCCGGTGCTGATTGGTGATTCTCTCCCCGCTGCCTCCAAACAGGCTCACCGTGCTGATCTGATCCTTGCCCGCGGCCTCCTCCACCCCCTGCACCAGGATGCGGTTGTCGATGCTGTCGAGCTGTACCCCGTTCAGGGCCACGCGATGGCTCAATCTCATAATGCTCTCCCCTTATTGCCCACCGTACTTCTTTTCTATCCCGGCCAGCCAGTCGGCCAGGGTCACGCGCTCCACCATGCAGGCGCCCGTCCGGTATGCGTTGGCCCGCACGGTGTTCATAATATCGCCCACCAACTTGGCGGGGGCCATGTAGAAAGCGGCCTTGTTTTTCATCCACCAGGCCGCGAACATGCCCTCGCACTTGGTCACGTTCTCCGTGGCCTTGTCGCTGTTCATTTCGTAGTAGCAGTCCACCGCGTTCCGCACCACGGCGGCCTGGTATTCTTTCTCAATGCCCCGCCTGTCCAGTTCCTCCGCCGTGGCGAAGCGGTGCTGGAGCATCTTTTCATAGAATACCGTCTTGTCCTTTTCCCTGCGGGTCACGCTTTCGCCGTTTTCGCACCACAGGTATATCGGCTCTTTCAGCTCCCCGATCCGGTTCTGCCCGGCCAGAATTTGCGCTAAAAAATTAAAATCGCTGTCCTCTCCAAATGATAGCGATGGATTGAAGCGCAGCCCGTTGTCTATAATGAATTGCCGTTGAATGAATCGGCCATGAATGAAGGTGGCGTCCCAGGGGTGCTTATACAGCATATAATCGCCCGTTTCCGGGTCGTGCCCTTCCTCCATGAAGCGGTTCCACAGGTATACGATGCCTTCCCTCTCCGCCTTTTTCAGCGCCTCCAGCGCCACTTTCAGGCTGAGCGCGCTGCTGAACATGTCGTCAAAGTCGCAGAAAGCCACCCATGGGGCCGTCGCCGCTTTAATGCCCCTGTTCCTGGCCGCGCTCACGCCCTGGTGCTGGATGGTGATCTGCTTCACCTGGTAGGGGTAGCCCTTGAAAATGCTTTTCGGCAGCTTTCCCTCCTCCCCATCCTGTACCAGGATCACCCGGAAGTCGTCAAAGTTCACCCCGCGCTGCATCCGCAGCATTTCAAAGAATTTTTCCCCGGTGCTCCACGGCTCCTTGTAATGGGGCACGATCATTTCCAGATATGGCATTTTTCCTTCCTCCTGTGATGTATTTTTTGTGATTAGATGATTACATCCCGCGCGATGGTTTCGCTCACATACGGCGCCACCAGGCGTCCCACCGTGGCCCCGTCCAGCACTACCTTAATGCCGCTTACCCCGCGCGCCGCGCCGCTTTGCACCGCTGCCGCCATGTTTCCCGGCAGGCTTCGGAAGTCTTGCAGGTCAGCGCTGGTGATGCCGTTATTATTGCCGCTGCTGTTTTGCCAGTTGGCAGCGTCCAGCCACCAGTTCGCGGGCAGATTTTCAATGCTCCTCCAGTCCTCGTCCGCGGTGCTGTTCTCCAGCTCCCCGATCAGGGCGTCCAGCCTGGAGAGCAGCTCGTCGCTGCCCTCGAAGGCGGCCAGCAGCTCGTCGAAAGCATCCGGCGCACCGTCCATGGAATGGCGGAAGATGTCCCAAAACGCCTCCGCCGCGTCTTTCTGCTCGTCCGTCGGCTCCGGCTGCTTCCCTTCCGCCGCTTCCTCGATGGCCTCCTCCAAAATCCGCAGGATTCCGTCCGTGCTCCCTTCCCACTCCTCGTCGTACATGGATTGAATCCATTTATCATAAATCAGGTCGGCGATGGCGCCCACTTCGTCGCCCACCACGCCGCCCAGCTCCGCCTGTTTCTGGATCATGGGGTACAGCACGTTGTCGAAAAAATCCGTGGTGTTTAGCTGGTTCGTGTCCGGGTCATAGTCGTTTATTGCCTGGTACATGGCGTCGTAGATAGCCTCCGCCGTTTCCGGTATGGTCGCCGCCACCGTCTGCACCGCTTCCGCCACCGCCTCCGCAGTTTCCTCCGCCGCCTGTTCCTGCGGCCTGGTCTGCATCTGTTCCTCCGTGGCTTTCCCGGTGATATTCTTTTTCCGTTTCGGTTCGCCTTGCGGCCTTTCCGGCTCCTCCAGCGTTTCCAGCGGTTCGCTCGTTTCTGCCCCAGGGAAAAGGCCGAATTTCCGCAGCATGGCCTCCACGTCAAGCGTGCCCGGCGTCACGTCCTGCCCGCTGGCCGCCATCTGGTCGATTTCGTCCAGCAGGGCGTTCAGCGCGGTTGTCTGTTCCCCTGTGAAGTCCTTCCCGATCAGCTTGCGGATGGCCTCGTCGGTGTACATGCTTTCCGTATAGTCCGCCCCGGATTTCCGCCACAAATATTTTTCAATGGCCGTGATCCGGGCCTTTTGGCTTTTCTCTGCCTGCTGTTCTGCCTGCTGCTGGTAATATTTCGCCCATTCCTCGTCGCCCCATGCGTCATATTCCGCTTGGGTCGCTGGCAGGCCGTTGGCCTTGCCTGCTTCCGTTACGTTGCCATCTTTGTCGTACAGGCTGTCCCATTGGTCGTCCGCCGTTGGTGTGGGTGTAGTCAGCACCACCAGCCCTGCCAGCCACGGCAGCGCTTTCATCGCAGCAGCTCCAAAACCCGCAGCCCAGCTTTTACCCGCTGCACCTCCTGCCGCTTCCGCCGCGCTTGCAATTGTAAATCCCTTGAATTTCTTTATAGCCTCAATTTGAAGCACGATTTCTCCCAGCTTCCCAGCAGCGGATAATAGGTGCCCCATTAAAGCCGTGCCGAATATAACCTCGAAAGCAGTCAGAACGTCGTCCTGATTATCGACGATCCACTCCAGCGCGTCCTTTAACGCTGTTAGTATTTTTCCAACGGCTTTCACCACGGGGTCGTCGCTTTCCTGCAATTCCTGGCCCACTTCGCCCAGGATGGCGATGCCTTCCCGCAGTATATCGCCCACCTTTGTGAAAAACTCCTCCACGTTGGTGCGCAAGTCCTCCAGCGCTTGCTCTCTCTCCTGCTGTGTGGTGGCGTTCATGAAGTTGTTTACAGCGTCCAGCCCGCCCTCTACATTCACCAGCAGGGTGCCCGTCGCCGTGCCCAGGCCGTCGGAAAACTTCGTCACCAGGGCGTCCCATTTTTCCTCCACGGTTTCAATCTGAACATGAAGCGCCGCCATGCTGTCCAGGGCCTCCGTCGTCAAGCCAAAACCGCCCTTGTCGCCGTTGAAGGTGTCCAGCAGCCCGGTGATCGTGTCCCAGTCGTTCAGCAAGTCCATTACTTGGGTCGATTTCTTTTCTCCGAAAACTTCCTGAAAAATCGGTGTCATGTCCTGGCCCTCTTTTTGCAGGTCGTGGATGCGGTTCAGCACGCCGATGGCGTATTCCCAGTCATTCACATAGTTGGCGTCGCTGATTTGCAGCATTTCGGTGATTTCTTTGTTTTTCCCGCCCAGCACAATCCGGCTCACGGCGCTGTTCAGTTGGTCGAAAGCGTTACCGCTTGCCGCCACGGCCCGCGCATACTGCTGTATGGTTTGGGTGTCCGTATTCCAGTAGCCCGCTATGTCCTCCCAGCCGTTGGCTTTTGCCGCCGCGTCTGTCACCATGTCCCACATAGCGCTCACGGCGTGCTCTATGGTCTGGATCATGCCAAAGAAAACGCCCTCAATGGCTCCGCTGATGCTTTCGCCCACGCTGCCGATCTGGCCCATGGCGTCCGCCACGCTCTTTGTGGCGGTCACGGTGGCCGCGGCCCCGTCCGCTGCTTCCTTGAAGCTGTTCCCGGTGTCCCGCACGGCCTGGCTGGTGCTTTCCAGGTCGTTCTTCATGTTGGCAAGGGTGGCCCGTGCGTCGTTCAGCTTTTGCTCCCACTTGGCCACCACTTCCTCGTTGTCGCTGTATTCGGCTTTCGCCTGGGCAAGGGCAGCCTGGCACGTTTTTACCACTTTTTCCTGCTCTTTGATCTGCTTTTGCAGGCTCTTGATGCGGGTTTCGCTTTTCTGCTGTGCGGTGGCATTGGCGCCCAGCTCCGCCGTTTCCGCTTTCAGCTCACTCCGCAGGGTTTTCAGGTTGCGCTGTGCCTCTTTCAGCGCCGCGCTGTATTCCTTTTCACCCTCCAGCACGATTTTCCGCTTGATGTCCTGTGCCATTTTATCCGCTCCCCTTACTCGCCGACGGCCCGCTTTTCCATTTTCGCGCCCGCCAGCTTCGCGTCATACTTTAGCCGCATCATATACATGTCCAGGATGTAGCCCGGCAGCATCCCGCCCGCTTCATCATGGCCGATCCCGGCGATGAGTGCATAGCCGTAATATTCACGCACCCGCATCCCTCGCCGGTTTATCCGTTTTTTTCTTGCTGCTCCAGTTCTTCCATATATTCATCATGCGCGGCGTCGTCGGCCTCATTGCCGCCGATGGTTTCCGCGTGCATGGCTTCTTCCATGGTCTTGTTCAGCGCTTCCGCCAGCATGTTCAGGTCGGCCAGGTTGCAGGTGTTGATCTCCTCCCCGGTCACATCCTCCGGCAGTCCCGCGCTTTTTCTGCCGCTGTTCGCCAGGATGCGGAACATGCTTTTCACCATGCTGATCTTGCGATCCCGGCCCCTGAAAGCCTTCAATGCTTCTTTCAGGTCGCCGAATTCCTCCTCGATTTTTTCCATGGCGTTCACGTCCATGCGCAGGCTGTACTCCTGCCCCTTGATCTTAATGGTGGCCATAGTCTTTCCTTCCTCCGTTTCGTCGCCTGCCTCTCATGGGGGGAGGCTGGCTGTTTCCTTCCTCTTTTTTTGATAACGGAAAACAAGGCGAAGGGGCTTTTGCCCCTCCGCCTTTCCGTCACCCGGTGATCCCGGCTTTTGCCTTCAGCCAGGTAACGGCTGCCGCTTCGGTGGTATGCGTATCATTGTGCGCGTAGAAGTACACCTTCCCGCCGTCGGTCAGGATCACGCCCGAACCATCGCCGTTGATGGTTTCATGCCCGAAGGCGGTCTGCTCCTTCTTCGTGTCAGCGGCCACGCCGTTGGTGGTGAACTGGATTTTATAAATCCAGTACGTTTCATAGGTGATCACGCCCTTGAAACGGTTTTTCATGATATAGCCGATCCCCACAAAGGGCGCTTCGTCCCCGGTCACCACCAGGTCGTCCGTGTCCGTTACGTGGCCCAGGACGTCCTTTTTGATGTCGGCATTGTTGTTCACCAGTTCCAGGGCCAGGGCCACCGCGCTCAGGCAGTTTTCGCCGTCGATCTGGTGGTCGTCGGCGTACTCCTTTTGGGTGTTCCTGGTTTCGGTCAGTTCAGCCCGCGCCAGGTAGTCCCGCAGCATTTTCCCGCCGGAATAGGTCACGGCGCTGCCGTCCCCGCCTCCGGTGAACTTTGCATAGGTCAGGCACTTAATGCCCACTTTTGCCATGTTCTTTCACTCCTTACTTGTTGTTCTCCGCTATGATGCGGTCAAACTCCGCCTCCATAGCCTGCACGGTCACTTCCTCCGCAGCCTTGGCAGTTTTCTTCGTCAGGAAGTTGTCGCCCGTCTTGTTTCGCTCTTTGCCCCTGGATCGTTTCGTCATGGGGCGATGGCCCAGGCCCCGGTCGATCACAAACGCCTTCTTGGCGTTGCTCACGCCCCGGCTGCTGTCGCCTTGCGGATATACATCCACCGCGCCGCCGCCCATCCATTCCCGGTACTGTCCGGCCTTTACGCCTTCCCGCATGGCCCCTGTGTCTACATGGTGGTATGCGTCAATGTGCCGCTTGGTTTCCTCGGTCAGCGCGTCCGCGCCTGCCATCACGATCCGCTGCACGGTTCCCCGTTCCAGCCCTTCCAGTTGGTCGGCCATAATCTCCAGGCCGCTGTTCTGCACCCGTGCCACGGCTCACACCTCCACGGGCCGCACCCATTCAATGGGGCCGTAGAAGGTGGCATTCCATGTCCAGGCCGTTTTTTTGATGTCCGGCAGCCATTCGTGATCCGCCAGGGTGTACCCCGCGTCCATTTCCTCCAGCTTTTCCTGGACGGCCCGCACCCATTTCATTCTTCCTCCCGCCACATACAGGATGATCGTGGCCCGGAAGGTCTGGTCGATCATGTGGCCGTCGGCCCATTCGCCCTTATCCTGTCCGCCCATTACCACCACGCCGTAGTTGTTGGGGGCCTCGTTCTTCCATGCGTCCGCGGCAAATGGGACGCCTGTTTCGCTCAGCTTTTCCGCCAGCTTATCCGGCAGGCTCTCCGTCTCCATCCTGATCCGGCTCATTCACGTCCCCCCTTTGCGCGATGATTTCCAGGCCGCCTTCGTCCGGCTCATAGGTGCGGATCACGTCGTACTGCTTGCCCTCATACTCCAGGATGCTTTCGCCGTGGTAGTCCTCCGCCAGGGTCAGCGTGAACATGATCTCCGGCGCGTAGCCCGTATTCCGGGCGGTGTAGTATTCCGTTTGCCGCACGCTTTTCACCGTGCACAGCACCAGGCGCTTTTGGGGCTGTACGGTTTCATGCACGCCGTGGGCCCTGGCGTTTTCCTCCACAAGCAGGATGCTGCCCGCTTTACTCATTGTCGCTTTTGCCCTCCCACTTTGTGTAGCCATCGGTGTTCATCATGGAGGAGAGGATGTCCTCGAAGGCTGCCCGGATTTTTTCCGCGTCCTTGATGCCCGGAAAATATCCCTTGACGTATGTCAGGATAGCCGTCCGCACCCATTCGTCCTCAATGGTACAGGCCCAGGTGTTCACAATCGGCAGGCCCGTGCTTTCCTCCAGCGCCGTCGTATAGGTAAAATCACCCTCGAATGTGATCCCCCGCGTTTTCAGCACCCGGATGCCGGATTTTATCAGCCTGCACAGTTCCGGGCCGTAATGCTCGTCCAGCGCCCGGCATGTGATTCTTGCTTCGTTCAGCACGTTGCCCACCTCGCAATAAATCCCCGGCAGGGTTTAGCCCCTGCCGGGTGTTGGTTCATCAGGCCGCCGGGATGGTCACGGCCACAAAGCCGTTTTTCACCACCACGTCGCCGCCGATTTCAGCGTCGCCCACAATGGTGTCCATCAGGGAAGTGAAGGCGAAGTCCTCGGAAACGCGCACTTCGTAGTCGCTGAACAAATCCAGCTCGAAGCAGGACGGGTCACCGTAGAACATGGTTTTGGTCGCGGTCGCGGCCTTTGCGGTGCCCGCGCAGGCGGTCAGGCCGCTCACGATGCAATAGCGCACCGCCATGCCGCCGTCCCGGATGGTGCCCATGTTGGGGTTGTCGCCGTCGGGGGTGATTTCATAAACGGCCTTTTTCTCGTTGGTGCCGCGCACGTCGCCGAAGGCCACCAGGTCGGCCTTGTTCAGGAAAAGCACAGCATTGCCCACCACGTCCTCGTCGCCGCCGTAGGCCAGCACGATGGTGCGCAGGGTCTTTTCATCAATGGCGCCCTTAGTGCCGGAAAGCGGGGCGGCCACGGTGCTCACCAGGGTGGAGGCTTTCAGCTTTTCCACGATCAGGCCCACAGCCTTCTTCCGCAGGGATTTAAGGGCCAGCCCGTTCACCTTGCTCTGGTAGTCCAGGGGGCTCTGCTTCTTGGCCTGCTTGCTGATCTGCGCATAGCAGCCGATGCTGGTCGGGGTGATGGTCACATAGGCAAAAGTGCCTTCCTTGTTGGACACCGCGCTGCCTTCAGTCTGCACGCCCGCCTCCGGCACGTCCGCCGCCAGATAGGCCACCTTGTTGCTGCCCATGCCCACGCAGGAAACGACGCTCACCAGGTCAAGGATGCTGCTTACACCCCGTCCCGGCATATCGTTGATGCCGCTCACGCCCGTGGGGGTCGCCACGGTGCCGCTGCTCACCAGCAGGGAGCGCACTTCGTTCACGGGCATGGTGTTCCGGCGGGTTTCCATGAACTGCTGTGCGCGGGCTTCCGCTTCGCTCATTTCGTCCTGCTGTTCCTGTCCGCCCATGGTTTCGATGGTGCGCACGCCAGCGCCGCCAGCGGCCACCTGCTGCCTGCGCAGCGCATCCCTGGCAGCGGCAGCGCGCCGCTCGTTCAGCTCCGCGTCAATGGCGGCCCGTTCCTGGGCCAGGTTTTCCAGCTCCTCCACGGTGCGCTCCCCGGGGTTTTCTCCGATGCCCCGCAGTTCCTCCAGGCGGGCGGTCAGTTGTTCATTCGTCCAGGTGCTAAAATTCATTTTCTTTACCTCCTCAACGTCTGGAGCGCCTTTTGCCTGCGCTCCTCATTTTGTGTCTTGGCCCGTTCCTCTGCCTGCCGCTTCTTTGCGCTCTCCAGCGAAGCCACCAGGCTCTCCAGCCGTTGGCTTTCATCCGCAGCTTCCAGGTCGGTGCCCTCATACGCCGGGAACACCACCGCGCTCACTTCGTATATTTTTGAAATATGCCGAATGTGCCGCAGGGGCCTGTCTGTGTCCAGGTCGTCCCAGCTATCCTTATCGACGCGGAACATAAAGCTCATGCCGGAAATGTCGCCCCGCCCCGCTGCCGAATAAAGCTCCCTTGCTGTCCCATTGTTTTCCGTGTCCACGTTGGCGCGCATCGCCAGCCCGATCTCGTCCGGGGTTAGCTTCATGGTGCTGTTTTCGTTGTTGTTCCTACTGCGCGCCATGGGGATTCTGCTGGTATCGTGGCCCACCAGGAAGCGCACGTCCCGCATGTCCGTTTCGCTGTCGATGGCCTCCGGGTCGATCACTTCCCGGATTGTGCCCGCCCACGTTTCTATCTCGGTTTCCTGGTTAAAAACAATCGGGTGGCCCGTGATGATGGCGCCGCGCTCGTCCTGCTCCGCTCTCACTTCACAGATATTGCTCCGGCGCTCCGGCGCTCCCGTCATGTCTATATGCTTTTTACGCATCCCCGTCGCCTCCGTCGTCCTCGTCTTTTTTGGCGTCCGGCCTGCCCTCGTCCGCCATGTAGTATTCGCCCCGGATCGGCGCGTGTTGTCCCTTGCCGTCTGGCAGCGGCGGATAGTTGAAAAGCTCCCTGATTTCATCAATCAGGATTGCGCCCCGGTCGCCCAGCTCTTTGGAAACGTTCACTTTTTCGCCCACGTTCATGTATTGCAGGCGGTTGGATGCGAAAAAGATTCTGTTTCCCTGGTGTTCCTCCCGTCTGGTGTACACCATGCGGGTCAGCGCCTCGCTCATTTTGATAGCAAAAGGCTCCGTTTCCCCGTCGTAGAAGGCGTTCAGTTTTGTACTGTCCGCCGTGTTCTGCAAAATGTCCATATTGGTGCCAAAATACGCGAAAACATTTTCCCGGATCATCTGCATCTGGTTCGCGTCAATCGGCATTTTCCCCGGCTCGATCTGCTTAACGTTTTTCAAGTTGCCATTGAACAGCAGCAGGCCGCGCCCACCCTTTTGTCCAAAGTTCAGGCGGTCGAAGCGTTCCTGCTCTTTCTTCACGTCCTCGTCGAACTGTTTCTGCGAAAGCTCCGCCATGAACTGGTAGCCGCTGGCGTTTTTGATTCCCTCGATGATGCCCTGCACGGTCATGGCGTCCATTTCCATGGTGTTGTCCAGCGGGCTGTTCGGTTCCCCGAAAAAATCGCTTTGTAGTTGGTGCCGCTTTATAACGGCGATTTTCGCCAGCTCCATGGCCATGCTTTTTCCGTTCGGAAATTGGAACACCAGAAAAGGCACGTTGTCCTTTTCCCGCACTTCTGTCCTCGAAGGGAAAAGCGGCCAAAATCCCCGCAGGTCGCCCAGGTCGTCCAGGATGGGGGATATAAACAAATTATTTTGTGTCTGGTATATATTGCTGCACCGCTCCAGGAAAGAGGGCCAGGTGTCCCACTCGTTTGGGCCGCTTTGCAGCTCCGTCCGCAGCTTTCCATGTGCCGCGCCCTGCATGATGAATTTTAATTTCATGGCATGGCGGGCGTGGGCGTCCACGGATTCGCGCACCAGCATGGATTCGTAAATCTTCCCGCCCCACGATCTGAACACGGGGGCGTAGGCGCTGAACATCTCAAACTGCGTCACCATGTTTTGCGCACTCCCCGCGCCGCCGCTTTTCAGCAGCCCCTTGAAAAAATCAATCAATCCCATTTTCTCCGCCGTCCTTTTTCAGGATGCCGCCCGCTCGTTCCTCAGCAGGTCTTGCAGCTCGTTGTAATAATTCCGCCTCATGCACATAGCGTCCAGCAGCGCCGCCATGCCGTCGATGTGCACAGTGGCGTCGTCCTTGATTTTCACAAGCTGCCGCCGCTTGCTCAACGTGTCCAGCTTGATGGCACTATCAATCATATGTATTTTCATCAGGCCGTTTTGGTTTGCGCATTGAAGGCGCCTGTCCCGGATCATGCCCTCAACGTCGATAATGACGCCCGTCAGGTTTTGCCCCTGCCGCACCGCTTCCATTTGCAGCCCGTTTTCCTCCAGATTTTGCACCAGGTAGGTGGCTGTATAGGTGTCATAGCCATTTTTTAGCGGGATGATCTCATAGTCCCGTTCCAGCATTTCATACCATTTTTCGCAGTCGTGATAGTCCACCTGGTTTTCGCCGCTCTCGATCAGGTAGCCCTGCTCGATGTATTTTCTGTATGGTATCTGGTCGCGCTCCGCCGCTTTGTCCACCATGTTTTTCGGCATGTAGAACTGGGCGAAAAAATACACCACGCCGCCGCGCTCGATCAGGGCCACGGATGCGGTCAGGTCTGTTGTGATGGACAAGTCCACCCCGGTCAGCGCGTAACTGTGCCGGAAGTCCTCCAGCGTGAAGGCGTTCTCTCCGAAGCACCCAGCCACCTCCGCAGCGGTCAGCCAGCTGATCGTCGGGTTCTGCTTTAGGTTTGCGTACTTTGTTAAAAATTCCGTTTTCTTGGAAAGGCTGCCCTCCGCGATGTCGATCTCGCTTTTAATGAACTCCTCCGAAACAGAAATACCCAGGCCCGGCAGGCTTTTTCGTAGTTCCTCGATGTCGTTCCATTTTTCCATGTCGTCGATCATGTAAAAAATGGGGAGGATGTGCTGCTCTCTGCTGTTTCCGTTCAGGAAGGCCGTCCCGCGTGCGAACAGTTCGTCATATATGCCCTCGGAAATATAGCCGCCTGAGCTGATAGCCATGCCCAGCGGCTCCTCCCTGGCGCCCGTGCCGCTCATCATCACTTCCCACACAGCCAGGCCCTTCTTTGCGGCCCAGCTGCTTGCCTCGTCGCCCAGGAAGGCCATGGGGTTTAGGCCGTCCAGGGTCTTGTCCGAAAAAGGCAGACGCTTGATCAAGGTGTTCGTCTCGTCAATCATTAGGCCGCGCTTTGTGCTCCTGATCCGCTTGCCCAGGATCGGCTCATGGCGGAAATTGAACTCAAAGGCCGAATAACTCAAATCTGCCTGATCCACCTTTGTGGCAAGAAAATAGATTTCGCTCCCGAACTCTCCGGCCGCAAAAGCTATATACTCCATGATGCCTGCCGCGATCAGGCTTTTTCCCATTTTCCGCCCGATGTACCAGGCCACCTCCCGGAACTGTCGCCGCCCCTTGCCGTCCACCACCCCGAAAATAAGGCTGATAGATGCCCGCTGCCACAATTCAAGCTTGATCCTGCCGGGTGCCAGTTTGCCCTTGAAGTGATGGCAAAAGCGCTCAATGAAGGCCACGGCGTTGTTCGCTTTCTGGACGTTGAAAAACCACCGCTTCTCTGTCAGGCCCTCCAGGATCACTTCATAAAGCAGCCTGATCCACTTTCCGACGTTTACTTCCCCGGCGTTGATGGCTTTCCAGTATTCCAAAATAGCGTTTTCATCCGTCACGCTTCACACTTCCCGCCGTCCCTTCTTTATGCGTTCATCCTGAACTGTTCCAGGTCGTCCTCCACCTCGCGTTCCGGCCTTTCTCCTCTGGTGTCTATGATCTGCGCCATGTTCGCCAGCGTCCGGTTCGCGCAATCCACGTGTTTGGGAATTTCCGCGATCAGCGGGTGCGCTGTCAGGTTCTCCCGGCCTTTCACATACTCTTTTTTTACTGTCAGACCGTCCGCCTTTAGCTGTGCCCGCATCTGCGCGATCAGCCGCGCCTCCTCCACGAAGGTCTTGACGGCCACCACGAAGTCCTCTTCCTGGGCCACCTTGTATTTTTCGCCCAGGGCCATGAGCTTCTTCACCGTTGTCACGGCTGCCATGTTCCATTCCTCCCATCTATGAAAAAATGGGATGTGCTTTCGCTATCCCCGAATAACTCGGAATAAAAAACGGGCGTTTTTTTCTCCGCCCGCCCCCTCTGTTCTTCCCCTCTCCAGGATTCCAAAAACTCCGCGCGCACGCCCGCGGGAGATTTTCTTAAC